TCTGCTCGCATCGGCTTCACCATCGTGCGAGCAGCGTTTAGGGTCGCAATGCTCAGGAGGCGCTTGTAGGCGCTAGGGTTTGCGCCTTCAAGGAAGCCCATTCGTAGAGACTCAAACCGCGAGTCAGCATTGAAGGAGATGGTCAATCGGTCAAGTGAACTAGCGGCCATTGTTCTCCTTTGGCTGAAGATCGTTCATCAGCATCAACGTGCGATTGAAGTCGCCCGCGTCCCATTCTAGGACCTCGTGCGGAGCAATGCCGAACTCTTTGCCGATAAGGTGCGCTGCAATCAGCGGGTGCGGCGCTAAGGAGCGACCCGCCGCCAGCCGCTGGGCGTCGAGCCTTATCGAGGGGGGAGTGCTGTGACTTCAGTCCCCCACTTGCTGATCAACGCGGCAAGGGCGTCCATTGGTGCGTCAAGGATGTCCTCTGTCGGTGCGTCATCTGAGTCCTTGAAGTCGTGCTTGATCACCAACTTGGCAAGCGCCTTCATCTGGCGCTCTACCGAATCGCTTGAGAGTTCAATGAAGATGCGTGCCGAGATTCCGTCAGCACGCATCGTTGCCGTCCAGCCCTCATAGGGTGGTTCGGTCAATACGATCTCTAAGGTTCTGTGGCTCATCTAGCCTCCTCCTTCTCTGCTACTAGGTTGAACTTACGGCAATGCCGCCAAGTCGCTGTTCACGACGATGCGAAGACTCTTCGCGCTCACCGTGTCGTAGACCAGCGTGCCGGTCACGGCCATCGTGGTCAGCCCATCTTCAGCGCCAGCCATCTGCTGCACTTCGGTTGGGACGATCATCGCCATAATGTGCGCGCTGTAGGTGCCGTTGCTCCAGCTCAGGCGCACGCCCTTCGGCGTTGCCGCCTTGTATGCGTCGTACCACGTGCTCACTGCGGAAGCGGTCGAGGAGACCGTCATCGTCAGCGTGCCGCTGAATGGGTTGCTCTCAGCGTGCGTGCTGAACACGGTCGTGCCTGCAAGGTACGCCTGGCGCGTGATGCCTGCGTTGAACTCCAGTGAGAAGTCGAGCAGGTATTCGTATGCCGTGCCGTCAGCGGTGCCTGGGAAGGTGCTGCCGTGCTGGAAGGCGTTCCAGAGCCGTCCTGCCATAAACGGCGATGTCGGCGTGCCTTCGGCAAGCGTCGCGCTGTTCTTGGCGATCTGCTGCGCGAAGAGCGAGGCGCTCAAGTTCGTCAGTCCGCTGCGGTCTGCCGCAATGGTGATTGACTCAGCGAGGCAGTAGTTCGCCGCGTATGCCTGCGTGCCGTCCGTTGCAATCAGCGTGTAGGAGGTCGGCGAGTTCGCCGCCGTCATCGAGTAGTCGTAGTCCCACTCGTATGGCGCAGCGGTGCCTGAAGGGGCATCAGTTCGTGTCATTGAGAGCCAGAGTGGAAGTTCGCCGACGCTCACGGCAGGGACCGTCGCGCTCAGTGTTGGCTCAACGGAGACGATTGTGCCGGTGGAGCCAATGAGCGGGTTGCGAAGTGCAACGGATCGCTCGGCGCCAAGTTCAATCGTTGTGCCTTCGGAGATGACGCCAGTTGGCGTCACGAGCAGCTTGCGGCCGCCAGAGGTCAGCGTTGGGATGGTTCCAGGCGTCGCTTCCTTGAAGGCGACGAGTTTGCTGAACAGGACGTTGCCTGCGGATGCGGCTGGCATTATTCGTTCTCCTTGTCGTCTTCAGCCGCTGGTGCGGCACTTACTCGTTGAGCGATTCCTGCGGCAATCCACGCTTCCGCGAGGACGGCTGGTGCGCTGATTGTAGACCCATCAACAGGCAAACCTCCCACGAACTCTCCTTGTGGAAGAGAGCCAGGGACGTAGCGCACGTCAATGTGACTGATCGGGGTATAGGAAAGTGGCTTCTGCAGGTTAGGCACTGGTCGCAATCCCTTCTACTGACGAGACCTCAATGGTCCCTGTGATTGTAAGGTAGTCCGCGTCACCCCACGTGTCGGTGCCGATGTTCGTGGAGGTCACGCTTGCCTGCGCCACGGCGTCTGTGCCGTTCAGCGTCACGCCGTCAATGAGCGAGTCCCTGAGCCACGTGCGCCAGACCATCAGGTCGGCGTACTTGCGGCCGAGGTCTGCCTGCGGCTGAATGTAGATGACCACGTTCAGCGTCAGCACGACTTGGCGATTCGCTGCGCCGTAGCTGATGGTGTCGTCGCCTGGCACGATGACCGCAGCTGGGACCACCGCAAGGTTGTCTGGCGGGAATGCGTGGACGGTGCGAAGCGTGTAGCCGGATGGCTTGGAGATTGCCGTCAGGTGCGCGGCAAGTCCTGCAATGATTGTCGCGTCGTTGAAGCTCATCGAGCCAGACCTTCGCGCCTGCGGTACGCCTCAAGCAACACTTGCGCTTCGGGATGCAATGCGCGTGTCTGTCGCAAGATGCCGCCGAGGTCTTGGCTCCCGATCACGCCGAACGGCGAGGTGCGGCTCGACCAGACTGCGCCCGCCTGAATGATTGCGGCTTGCTTGACGGCGCTCGGCACTGCGGGCCATCCGAAGACGCCGACCACCTTGACGCCGCGATAGACGTCGCGTGGGAAGTTGCGCGGCCACGTGACCGACACGTCAATCTCGTTGTAGGGCCAGCCGTCAAGTGCGGCGTTGCCAGGTGCGAGGTTGTAGTCGGTGTTTACCGTCCACGTGGTCTCGTAGGTTCCGTTGCCATCGTCATCCGTGCTCAGGGTCGTGATGCTCACAAGGTCATCTACGAGCACGTATTTGTAGTCCTCCGCCGTGTAGTAGCGCGTCTCCGTCGCGGTGCCGAAGCCTTGCTTGCGGTCGGTGTAGAGGTCAATCAGTGCGTCGGTTGCATCGAGCACCGACTGCAGCGCGGTGTCATCGGTGACGTCGGCAGTGCCGATCCCGATTGCGCTCTTGAACTCTGCGAGTGTTGCGTATGACATTTAGATGCCTCCGACTTGCAGGATGCTGACGGTTGCGCCAGCGTTATCGGACACAGCATACAACTGGATGCGCTCAGGAATGTGGATTGAGACGTGTGTGTCCTTGTGCAACTGGAAGCCAGTCGTGGTCGTCACGTTCGCACCGCCCAAGAAGACCTTCTGGCTCCCTGCTGCCGTGCAGAACAGGTGGAACTCAGAGCCTGAGACCAGACCCTCGCCGAGCGCAGTGGCAGCCGTCCCGACTGTGACTTGCCTGCTGCTGATGCGCTGCTCGCTCACTCGCTATTCCCCTTTTCCCGCCCGCTGACAGGCGTTCGCTTCAAGGTGGCTGTGTTGCCCCACCTTACGACTACGGCACGCTCTACGTGGCTCGTATGTGCCTCTGCGTTGATTATACGAGGCGTCCGCCGAGCCAGCGCCTTGAGCTTCTTGAAGATGTCCATAAACCCTCCCACTAATGCAACAGGGAGCCGAGCCGAAGCCCGACTCCCTGCCGCTACCTAGCGCCTAACGATTAGACGTTGGCTGACTTATACGACTTCACTGCTGAAGCCTGTGAAAGCCCGGTTGCGCCACGAACTTCAACCTTGTACGAGATCAGGCCGAGGTTCCACGCGAACTCGCGGGAAACTTCAACTCGCACGCCGCCCACGAGGACGGTGTAGATCTGTCCGAGGTCACCGAACAGGATTGCTCCTGCGGTGTCGTCCGTCAGGTCAATGAGTGCTGCACTGTAGATCGGGGCTCCGAGGAGTCGATCTGGAGTGTTCGCATCACCTGGTCGGAAGATTGGCTGTCCAGCCGTATCCACGAGACCAGTCACAACGCCGAGCGTTGTGTCGTTCATCAACCAACCTGCCTTTGGAGCACGTCGGTATGCCTGATTCACAGAGGCCTTCAACTTGGCAAGGTCTGTGAAGGTTGGGTTGATTGAGACCGTGCCTGAACCAGTTGCGCCAAGTGCCGCCTGAGCCGCAACAGCGGTTCCTGCGAATGCACCGTGAGCAACTGCAACTTCAGCACCACACTTCTCGGCGATCATCGCGCTCAGGTCGAAGGCTGCGTCTTCGGCAAGCTCCTCGGTGACCTGAATGATGGTCGCGTACTTGACTGGCGTGAGGGACAGCGCGCTGAGCGTGCCGTCTGACTCACCGATCGTGCCGGCTTCAGCAACTGAACCAGCGGTTCCAAGCGCCGTGACGCGTGGGAACTGGATGTTGTTGCCTGTGCTTGCGCGAACGACCGACACGATTGCCGGGTCAATGAATGGGTTGAACTGTGCCGCGACAACGTTCACGCGGTCGGCGATGGAAACTGGGTTTCCAAGACCGGTGCTGCGGGAAACGTCACGGTACTCGAAGACCTGTACGCCGCCGCTTCGGGCAAGTGCGCGCAGTTCGTCGTTGCTGCCTTCGGACTTCTCGGCCTTAGGAGCGATCACCTGAGCGAACTCAGCGCGGGCTGAATCAGCGGCTGAACGAGCCTCTGAAGCATCCTTCTCGCTGCGGATCACTGAAGCGATGGTTGCAGCCTCGGCCGTAAGAGCCTCGAACTGCGTCTGCTTGTCGCCTTCAAGAGCGGCACCCGACTCAGCAGCTTCAGCAACAATGCTGGTCGCCTGCGTGAGCAGATTTGCGCGCTTCTCTGCGAGCTTCTTGATGTCTGCCATTTTGGTCAGACTCCTTTCACTATCTGGTTTTCCACAATGTTGCGGCTCTCCTAGCGGGATGGTCTTTCGCGGGCTTGCGTACTTAGCGCAGCGGGGCGGGACCTCGTGGCTGCTAGAGCGATTCCGACTCCATCTCGGCGAGTAGCAACTTGGCACGAGCGACTGAAGGATCAGTCATCTCGCGCTTCGGAGCCAGCTTCTCCGTGACGGACTCGATCACCTCGACGTCCTCAGCGGTCAGCGGTTGCGCTGCCTTGATGGACTCGATGGCTGAGATAAGCCGGTCGCCGTCTACGCCCATTCGGGACGCGACCTTGCGAACGGAGGTAAGACCCAGCGTGGCTGGGTATGCGGGAGTCTGTCCTGCACTGAGGACGCTCACCTCAAAGAGATTGACTTCGCGCAGCGTGCGCTCATCCTCGTTCCAAGAATCACCTCGTGCTGGGATAGTGAACCCAAACGACCAGCCCATAGAACTGGCCTCGTTGCGGACCTTTGAGAGAACTGAAGCGGCATCAGGATCGGCTGGGTCAAGCAACGCCTCAACCTTCAAGCCGCGCTCATCTTCAACCAGCGTAAGCCGACCGCTTGCGGTTGTCGCAAGTGCGCGAGTCTCGTCGTGTCCAAAGAGGAACGCAACGAACTTCTTGCCGTCTGCAACGCGGGAGAGTGTGCGCTTGAATGCGCCTGGAGCGATGACCTCGGTGAACGGAAGTCCAGCGGAAGGCGTGTTGAAGAGCGCGGCGTAGCCGCTGATGCGCTTCTGGCCGTCTTCGGCATCTTCCACCCTGTAGTCGCCCATCGAGATAGCGCGCGTCTCAAGTTCTTTCACGTCGAACCTCTCTTCTGTATCAAGCGGCGCGAGAACGCCGTCAGCCCATTGTAGAACCCTGTCTGTACCATTTTCTGCTGTGGGGTCTACGCCCCAGAGGTAGGCGGCAACGGCGCCTGGTCCTGGGAAGTCCTCATCGTCAGAGTTGTTGTTGCGAGGTACGCCTTCCCAGTCGCCACGGTGTCGCAGAATCCACGCCCGCATCCTCGTCACCTTGTCGTCCTCGACTTGACCAGCGCGCAGCTGACGCGCCTCTTCAATCGTCTGGTCGGTGAGTCCGTCCCCGGCGTAGCCGTTGCGCTGGTAGGTCAGACCCTTCTCAGCGGCCTCTTGGATGTATTGCGGCACGTCGATCAGGATTCGCATTTCGTCCTCGTCTTCGCCGTCGTCTACCGTCAGCGCGATTGCCTCGTCTGGCGTGTAGGCGGGGATGCCCATCCCCTCGGCAGCGTCGCGTGCCTCGGCGTCGTTGTCTACGAGGAAGGCGATCTCGTCGCCGTATTCTTCTTGCAACTTGCTGTATTTGTACGCCTTGAACGCTTCGTTCACGGCTGGGTTGGTCTCACCAAAGTCCTGAAGATAGATTTCCTCATACGGCACGAGGTTGTCATTCAGCCAACGCTCGGTCTCCGCAAGTCGGTCAATGTTCCGCGCGGATACGATGATCACCTCGGCGCCGAAGTCGTTGGCTTGACTCTTGAGCCAGTCGATGAATGGCTGGTTCGGCGTGTCTCCGCTTGTCGTCAGCGTACCGTCAATGTCGGTGATGATGTAGGACATCAGGCTTGCGGCTCAGATTCGCCCACAACACCGATGTTGAGCGGCTTCCAGTATTCGTCACCGGCTGGTCCGATTGGCGAGCGGTCTTCAAGTGATCGCACTTCGTTCAGGCTGAGGAAGCCGTTGTTGAGTGCCGTGCTGTAGGCGTTGTATCGCTCCTGCGTCGTTGCGCGGAGCAGTCCGTCCAGCGTGAACTTCAAGAAGGTCTGCTGGCTGCCTGGCACGATGCGCTGGAACGAAGACTCAAGATTGGCGATGATTGGTCCGAGTCCGAGTCGCAGCCACTCAATGCCGATCAACTCGACCGAGGCGTAGGACGTGTTGCCGCCTGGGTACTGGAGCAGATGGAGCGGCACGCCGTAGATGCGAGCGATGGCTTCTACGCCGTAGTGCAGCGTCTCTACGAGCTGCAGGTCGCTGATCTTTGCGCCAAGTTGCTGATAGTCTGCGCCGCCTGTTAGGACGGCCACGCGCCACGCCTTGTCCACGCCCGCGTGTCGGCGACCGAAGCCAGTGCGGAGTGCCTCTGCCTGATCCTGTGTCAGTTCGCCTGGAACCTTGATCAGACCGCCGACGCTTGCGTTGTTCTCATAGAACTTCGCGGAGAAGAGTTGCGTCGCGCTTGCAAGTCCGAGGGTCACCTTGTGGTGCTCGATTGGAGACAGTCCGCGATGCATCTCGCCAGTGGCGAAGAGCGGGATGTGGATGATGTCTTCAGTGCCGAGGATGGCGACGCCTTCAACGGTCTCAATGTGATAGACCGGCACGCCCATCTCGCCAGTCCTGATCTCCACCTTCTGCGGATCAAGGACGCGAGTCTCAATGACGTTGCCTGACGAGTCGCGCAGGCAGAGGATGAATGCGTTGCCGTCAAGCAGCAGCGACGAGACGACGCGATGCTTGAACTGGAACGCTGTGTAGTTCGGGTTGTTAGGAATCGGAACGTCCATCCAGCGCGGACGCGGACGGTATGGTCGGCGCGTTCCGTCAATGCGGATGTAGGTGTCCCACGGCATTGCGGCAACCGTGTCGGCGTAGAGCTTCACGGCGGCATAGACTGCGCCGATAGACGTGGCGTTTTCTTGCGTGACGACAACACCGGCTGCGCCTGTCTGCGCCTCCTGGACGAGCCACTGGCCGCCGATGAATCGCTTCTCTTCTGGCTCGCTGCGTCCGAAGACGCGATCAAGAATGC